AAATAATATGCCATATTAGTATGTTGTTACTCGTCCTTTAATGTCCGTGTTTAAGTTTTTAATTTCAAAAATACTAGGGTCTAATGAAGGGTAAATTACTCCTCCTCTTGTAGCTCCTGTAAAATCGTATCTGTATTGCGAATAACCTGAAGTGGTTCCACTTTTATTTGTAAATTCCATTTTTTCTACTGATTGAACCCCTGTTACTCCTGATAATAGATTTCCAACTTCAGAAGTGATTATAGGTTGGTTTATTTGCCATTTATCTATATTGAAATAATCTTGAAGTTCTGACATACAATTTAAAACTACCTCATTATTATTATAATTTTTAAAAGTTGTTATTTCAAAATCTAAAGCGAAATTAATTACAAAAGCATTTTTTATATTAACAGCATCTGTTAACATTCTGTATTGTTCTAGGTATGTTGATAGGTTGGTTTTTGTAGCTTGGTTAAGATTTGATAATTTTTTGTTTCCATCATATCCCAAAGTATATAGATTTAATGCTAAAGGATTACGAATTCTATTGAATTCGTTTGTTAGAGGAGAAATTTGATCATCTTGAACTATATAAGCTTTAGCTACCCTACCAAATTTAGAAGGCATACTTAAAGTTCTAATTATGTAATCTTCTTTGGTTACAGTTCTTTGTTGGGTGGCAAACCCCGCCATTGTATTTTCTCGGATTTCTTCAATTGAATCTCCATCACCACCACCTTTTGCGGATTCTACATTATTAACAGCTACAGATGATTTTACAAATTGAAGTAACCCATTATTTAAATTGGGGTTATTTGAAGTAAATAGTGTTTCTACTTTTGTAATTGTGTTAGCATTTACATTTGACCTTATTCCTCCTCCTACAATATATTTTACAGTTAATGTTGTGTTTGCAGGTACTTGTCCATAGGCTTTTGTCATTAAAAAGTTTGAAGGATCATAAGCTGTATCTAATTTGTTTCTTCCGTCCTTAATCCCTAAACCAATATTGTCTGGGTTAGGTATGATTTGTTCATCAGCTTTATCACTATTCCCAGCTCCAAATTGGAGTTCTAATTGGTTATTAGCTTTAAATCTGGTTACAAATCTTCTTGCTGATTTTATGATTTTTAAAAGGTAAGGTGTTTGATTATTATATCCTAATAAGTCAGGGTCGTTTGTTCCTATATTTTCTACTTCTTGGAATATAATATCTTGAGCTAAATAAGGAACCTCATAGTATTCATTATCGTCTGAATCTTTAATAGATTCTATTGAGAGTATATCAGTATCAAATAAAGTTAATGTTTTGAAAGCTTTTGCTGCCCCCACTGTGAATGTTTGTTCCTTAAGTCTTCCCGAAATGGATTTTGTTGCTTTTTTAAGTAAGTAATATTCTGGGTTATTTGAACTATCATACTGATATACACTTATTTCAGTTGGGTCAAAACTAGAAGATACTTTAAAATCAACTTCGTTATTAGTATAAAAAGTTGGACCTTCCGTTGATGTAAACATTGAATTTGGATTAATTTGTAAACAATAATTAAAATCAGGTTTATAATCACCACTTGCCCCTGTAGAAGGGATTAATTGAAATAATTCTAAATCAACACTTGATGCGTCTGATATTTTAGGTCTATAACCCATAGCATATGCCATGTTGAATAGGTTTTCTTTTTCTTGAGCTAATAGTAAAAGGGATTCTCTTAATTGTGTGTCTGTGTAATAAGATAAAACATCCCCCACATATGCTGCCATTTCCATAAACATCATGCCAGGATTGCCTTCACTAAAATCATTAAAGTTGTTTGGGAAATATACTTCCGCAAATTCCATTAATTGATTTTTAAAAGAATTATAATCTTTACTTAGATATTTTACATCTTTATCTTGTGTTTTATTTGATACTTTTGAGTAAGCCATTTTAACTATAATTTATTTGTATTGAGTCTTCTGATCCATCTAATGCAATTGAGTAGGTTAAAGTAATAGAAACCTTATAGTGATCTCTGTCTTCTTCTATATTAACTTCTGTTACTGATATTTCTGGTATCCAAAAGGCTAATTGGGTGTTTATGTTTTCTTGTAGTGTTACTTCATCTATGCCTTGTTCAAATACTTGTGATTTTAAACTCATCCCATAAGTAGGGTGATTTATTCGTTCACCCGGAACTGTCATTAATAGGTTAAAGAAATTGGCTTTGAGTTGTTCTCTAGTTGTTTCAGTACCCGATGTCATATTCACATCATTCAAGGGAAAAGCCAGCCCTATCGTAGCTCTTTTGCTGATATCCAGGGGGCTTATTTTCTTTGTTCGGTGTATTAATGGCATTTATTATCGTCCTTTTTTCTTATTTATTGCTTTCATTAAATCACTATAATCTCTTGTTACTGCATTTGCTACTTCAGCAGGCATCCCTGTTGTATCCTCAGACATAGGTGCGCCTGTTGCAAATGGTTGTTCTAAACTTACAGGTGCGTTTCCTGATTGGGTATTTGTATCCCCCCTAGCTGTTTCGTTTAATAAATCGTTTAATGTATTGTTTGATACAAATGTTTGTTTTTTCATAGGTTTTTTACCCATGATTTTTTCTTTTAGAGAAGTTTTTACCGTTTCTGGTCTTTTTGGTTTCTCTGATGTTTCTGTAGGTCTTTCAGTTTGTTCTACTATTGTTGGTTTTAATTCATCACGTAAGTCTTCTTTAAGTGATTTGATTTCTCTGCGTAACGCATAATCTATTTCTTCTCTAACTACTTTTCTAATTAGATTTTCAAAAGTTTTTGCTTTCATGTTTGTTTGTGTTTGTTAATAAATATAAGTTTTTTAAATTTTATAGCGTCTATATCCTACCATTTCAAATCGAGCATTGTATATTTTTTCAATAATTTCTTTATGCCCCTCTAATTGTAGGTTTGTTAATATAGAATCGTACATTTCTGCTAAGGGGTCTGAATAATCAAATGGGTCCTTTCCTTCTAAAGATCCAAGGCCCCCCTTTAATGTATCAAAGCTATATCCAGGATACTGCATTCCTGATAGGAATTCCTCAGGCGTTTGACCATTTACTATATTTTGGGTTTGAGATCCATCTCCTCCGGGGTTTGAAACTGAACATTTATTTAATAATAATAAAAATAAAGTTTCAAGCATTTGTATTATCATTTTTATTAAGTTTAATAATGCTACTACTGCTGCTATTCCTTTAAGTATTATAGCTAATATTTTATTTGCTTTGTTTCGTGGGAAATCTAAAGCTTTCATAAAAGACTTAGATAGGATTTTTAATATTGAAATTTTACCCTCTGCAAGTGTAGCTGCTTTATCAGCTAATATTATAGGGCCTGAAGGTGCTGTTGAAGGTGGTGGGATCATTCCTACTCCCTTTATCATTATTTTAGCTACCATTACTACTTTTTTTAGAATATTTATTATAACCTCTACAGTGGCTATTAAGGCTGCTATTTTTAGTAATATTGATAATACTGTTTCTATTAATGCTTGTAATTTTTCTAATGCTTTTTGAGACTTTTCTAATGCCTTTTGAATTGTTTTTGCAAAACTTTTAAGTTTTTTGTAGTTTTTTTCAGCTTTAGTTATGGTTGATCTTGAACATACTTGACTCGAAAATTTTTCTTTTAATTGGTCTGGGGTGGGTAATTTACTTTTATATTTTAAAACAGACTTTTTACCTTCATCTTTAAGTTTAGTTTTAACTTTTTCAAGTATTCCTTGGTTTTTTATCAATAATTTTTGTATTACTTTTTGCATATTATTCTATTTTCCATACATATTATCTGTTGGTAATTTAACTCTATCACTTTTAAATAAAGGTATATTAGTTCGTATATTTGCTATTTGTTGTTTTGTTACGTTAAATATAGGTGTTCCACTAGGTACGTTAGGCCCCACGGGAGGTGCTATACAATAAGGGGGATATGTAAATTCTAAAGTAAATAATACATCTTCCAACATATCACACATATCATTTAATATTATTTCTAATTGGTTTCCTAAAACAGCATTTTCAGCTGGTTCATTTTTATCTCCCTCTAAACCTAAAAATATTTTATTTGAGTTTATGGCAAAATTACCTTCATCCCCTGTATCAAAGTGGATATGTTTATTAGCACTAAAGGCTACATGTTCTTTTGAATAAAATAATACAGAATCACTTTTAGCATTAAATAATAATCTGTCTGAGTTTATTATTACTTGTTTACCTTCGTATGTGTTTGGTTGTATTGGGCTTTCCATATTATGCTAAAGTTTGGTTTTTAATATCACTATAATCTCCTGCGTGTACTCCTGAGTCCCCTTTGTATTTATCACTTTTATATAAGATGTTTTTATTAGTATATCCTAATGTTTTCATTAATTGAGGTATCCATATTCTTGGGCATGGTTTACTTGCTACCTGATTATGGCCTCCTACTTTTATATTAGGGTATCTAGATATATATGTTTTAATTACATCCACTAAGGTTTTTGCTTGAGCGTTTGTCATATTAAAACTGTTAGCTCCCCCCATCCAATTTATTTGAAGTCCGTTTGCATTATAACCAGACGCCCCGTATGCTGTGAAAGTATCATCATATATTTTACATACTTTTCCGTCTTTTTGTATCATTAAATGGTAACCTGCTCTTGATCCCCCTAATGCTTTAACCCCTCTATCTCCATATATCATACCCATTACAGATTCTATTGGTGGTTTATGACTACCTGCAGTACAATGTACTATTATATATTTTTTATTAGTTGCTTTGGGGCCTAAATTTGATTTTACTGAACTCCAAGAAGCAGGGGCTTTAATTGTAGTTATTATACCTGTTTTTCCTGGTATATTTGCTGGATATACCCAATTTGGATAGCCCCAAGTTTTATATAATTCCTTTTTGCTTCTTTTATATTTTGCTCTATTTGCTACCCAATTACTATCCCCCGTGCTATCACCTGAACTTACATCTTCACCATCATTTATCCTTTCTTGTTCTGAGACTGCTATTTCTTGGCCTGATATTGCTGGGTTTTCTCCTTCTTCAAAATCTTCTTCATCATACTCACCACTATTAATTAATTCATCATATAATGATAATTCGTCCTGTTCTTCTTCTTTAGGTTCAGGTTCAGGTGCTGGTGTTGCATTATCTTCAGCTTCTATGATTTCTTCTTCCTTTTGTATTTCTTCTTCTGTTTCGGGTTCTAAAGCACTTATTATATCTTCTTCCACTACTACAGGTTCTGGTTCAGTGTATTCTTCTATAGTAGGAGAAACTAAAACTTCTAATGGGTCTTCTACTATAGTTGGTTTTGATCCCCATGATTGCCAATTTAATGATGCAGGCACAAATTTATCTAATTTTTGAGTTGAAGTTAAATATATAGATGAGGGATCTCTATTTACATCTTCGGTAGTTGGTTCCCAACCTCTATCATCTAATTCGTCTGATTGACCATTACGGATTATTGTAATAGGATCTCCTGTTTGCCCCGAAGTAGACCAGTCATTAGGGCCGGGGGATGTTGATCCAAATCTTATTGAATTACCAAATCTACCTTCTAATATATGGTCTCCTTCAAATGGTAATAGTGGTTTTGTGTTTAATTTTTCATCAAAATACTCACCTAAAGGTATTTCTGAATCTCCATCCTTTATTTGTCTTACTAATCCTCCTGATGATTTTAAATAATCATTTTTTGTTTTATCATTATTATTTTTAGGAAAAGTACCATTATAAGTATCAGGGTTAGGGAGGGCATTATGGTGTGGGTGGTTCCATATATTAATATTATTAAGATAATATGTTTCTGATGTATCTTTTATTATGTCTCTTCCTGTTGTACTAAATAGTAATACTATTTCTCCTTTTAGGGGATAATATTTTTGATTTGCAAATAAAGGTCTAGCTAAGTTATTTGCTGATATTAAGGTTTTATTATTCCTGTTATATTCTATTTCTGGGTCTTTAACTATATCACTTACTTTAATGTATAATATAGTTCCTAAAGCATCCCACCCCCCTATTTTTTCTATATTAGGAAAGTTCATATCTAAAACAACATCAACTACCTTTACGGGTATAAATTGACCTGATTTATTTTTATGGTTTGAGTTCTGGGGTGAATTAACTGTAGGCATTTATTCTTTAGGTTTGTCTAACTTTTTAGTATCTGGTTCTACTGTTTTTGCTATTTCTTCTGTTATTTCTTGAAGTTGTGCCATTTCAGATTCGGATAATAATCCACTATCCCCTGAGTTAGACCCCCCTGTAGTTAGGCGTTGTACAATAGCTGCCATTTTAATTAAATGGTCATCATTTTTAACGCTTATTTCCATATATTCTTTAATTAGAGGTACTACAACTGTAGCGTCTCCCAAAGATGTAATTAGGGGGCGTAATTCAGCAATCATAGAAGCAATCTGGGTTGATTTTTTCTTTTGATTACCATGTATTTCTTTTAATAAATCTCCAAAAGATTTATCGTCAAATATTAATTGGTTTAATGGATCCATATTGTTTTGTTATAAATATGGGAAAAATTAAATTCTTACATACCCTGTTTTATCGAACTCACCATATAGATCTCTATATAGTACCTTTAATTTTTTAGTAACTTTTGTTATTATGGGGGTATCTACCTCTGTCATTTCTCTTATGTAGATATATAAAGCTTTTTTATTGAATATTTCCAAATTTTCTCTACGTTTAAAGAGTACATTAATAGCATCACATACTTTTCTGTCTTTGTCTTTTTTAAACATAGTAAACATATGTTTATCAATATATTCCGTAAAATAATCTATAAATTCTTTTATTTCTTCTTTACGTCCATCTCTTCCTAATTGATATAATACACCATCATCATCATCTGCTTTTAAAACGTCGACTTTTTGTTTTTTCTTTTTATAATTGTTATTATTATAAAGTATAAGATAATTCTTACCTACAATTGAAAAATAACTAAATGCTTTTGAACCTTTTTCTGGTTTAAAATAATCTAATTTTTCTAAAAGAAAACAAATTACTTCATGTTTTAAATCTTCTAAATCATCTACTTCTGTATAGTAGAATTTGAATGTGTGGATTAAATTTTCAGCTAATTTGTAGAAAGGGTACCAAATTTTATCTTTAAATATAGTATCTCTTTCATCTTGATTGGAAGTAGCTAAATATTCTTTTATAGCTGCGTCTGTGTCGGGTGTAAAATATTGTTTTTTGGTTCTTTTTCTTCCTCGTTTTTTCTTTTTGGGTCCAAGAGATTCAACTATTATTGGTTCTGGGGGAGGACTAGGGGCATACTTAAGTTTGTTTGACATTTGGTTTTTACTAAGTTTTTACTAAGTTTTTATTTAAGAGTAAACTCGTTTAGAGCTTCTTGTATTTTTTCAACTTCTTTAAAGAAGAATCCAATTTCATCATCTGAATGGAATGTGCCCTTTTGGTCTAACTGACTTAATCTTGCACCACAAGCTACTATAGCTTCACTTTGTTTAGTAATAAAATCTTCTAACCTTTCTGTTTGTTTTATTAAATTTCTAATAACAAAAAAGGAAGTTGTTATTACTACTGCTAATATAATACTAAGGGTAATCATAATTTAATCTTTAAAAAATGAATCTATAACACTTAATGTTGCTGTGGTTAAATTCGGATTATTATCTGTGTTGATTTTTTTGGATGCTCTAAGTATTTTATCACCTTTAGTAGCGTTTGCTGGTTTAGAATTTGTTTTTGGGTTAGAGGCATTATTCCACAACTCAAATTCAATTTGAGCGGCCATATGATCTGCTTGATGCATTAATAATGGTAAGTGTGTTCTTAACCTTGTTTCTTTTTGACCAGACATAAAGTAAAACTTATTTGATTCATCATATAAACCATCATGGATTTTGATGGTAATAAATTCATTTTGAGTTACTTTAACTCCTATCTCTTGAAGTAAGAATAAAGTTCTTTCTGGTATTTTCATAGCAGGAATGTCCGTATTGAACTTATAAATTTGACCCAATTTGTCAATATGCCATTGTGAATCGTTTGGAGTATAATACTCGCCTTCTTGTTG